CACAGTAAGACCTCCCCGGAATGGGGAGGCAGTGCCGGGCGTCCCGCCCTCACGGGCGTGGCTAGCGGTGCCTCCGCGTATACAAATGGCAGGACCACGGATGAGGGTCCAGGGGGAGTTGTAGACCCCCGCCCCGCACTAGGGCAACCGGATTTTTCGGATGTGTGCCAGACCGGTGGTAACGGTCCGGGTGGGTTCAATGCCCTCCGCTCGGGGACCAGTGGTCCCCCGAGCATCGTAGGCGACCTAGTCGGGTCGCGTCGCATCGTAGACGACATGGACGTGTCGTGCGTAACTCCTCTGCAGTCTTGGGGCGTTTCAGCAGCGAAAGTTAAAGACTTGGCGCACAACTACCGTGTTGCCTCAGACTCCTTCGACCAGATTAGGAGTCGCATTCATACTGGGATGGATTTGCGCAGGCCGCTCGTCTCCCGGTTTTTGGATTTTTGCCATGGCGAGTTCATTGCCTGGCCTGATCCCGTGCCAACGAAACACGACCCGGACGTCGATTCTTGGTACTGTGGTTGCGAAGCTTGCGTTGCCCCATGTGGCTACCCTGTAGGCAGCTACACCGTCGACCCATATTGTACGTATGATGATGACATCATTATGTCCGATCGCACGCGCGAAAGGGCTGAGGTTATGCTTCAGGAGCGCTTCGAATATTGTGGCAAATCTTCTGGCATTGAAAACAGGCGTAACTACGGTTACGAGCAAGTTTGCTCCGAGTGGGCAACTCGCATGTTCGAGAAAGAGCTTCCCTGTCCTCTGTCGGATGAATACGCCTTGGCTGAGCCGGTCCATTGGCTCCAGCAAGCCGGACCAGTGTTTTCGACTGGTATGGCCAAGCGCGAAGCCGATTTGAAGATATATCCGGTCATGGATTCCATGCACACCACAAAAGCCATTGGCATCGAGATGATCGTGAACAACGAAGTCTTCGACACCGCCGTTGACTACTCTGGCGACGGTAACCTTGCCCCACTCATGTGGGAGCACAGGACGTACACCGGCGAGCTTAACAAGCCCGCCGGTATCCGCTCGAAGCGCTACAATTCGCGCTTCGCGCCCCTTATGCTAGCCGCTACGCTTTACGCTGTCGGCGCCGGCGCCACGGACACCCTTGTCCACTACGATTTCGCCCCAGGCGAGCTTCAGAGCTTCATATCCGAGAATCAACATATCGGACGTCAAGCTTACGATGGAGCCAGGAGCTTATCGGAGTTTCGGTCGAGTCTTAGGACTTCCCCGAGGTGTGATAAAGACGAGCACAATCACTCGTCCGAATACCCGGCCCCTCTCCCTCTTCACGAATGGGGAGTTCTCGCCAGCGTTTCGCCCAATCCCGATCCTCTCAAGGATCTTGGTGAAGCTCTATCTCGTATGTTTCATTTTTACGATGTCTCGACCGACTTCAAAGTTGGCCAGGATATTATTCAAGATTACTACGATGAGTTTTCACACCAGACGTCGGACTCTGGACCTTTTCCGGTCGTAGCATTTGTTATGATCGCTGCATTCATTGCAGTCATTGCTATGAACGCTACTATATACCTCATATTTTCTATGGCTTACCTAGTCAACGCTTTTTGCGACGGTTATTATCGTGTTCTTGCTAGGTTCATGCGTAGCGCCTATTGGTGTTACTTATACTTCTTCCAAGCGAACTTTACGGATTTGCTTCGGTTCCGACTCAGGAGCCGGAAGTATTTTATTGCCATAGATCCCGAGCCGTCGGAACCTGAGGGTATTCGGATTGCACCTGATAGGGTTATTGAAATGGCTTGTCCTAAAAGCAAGCTCACGCCCCTCACGTCTGTTGATGACCCTCTTATTCGGTCCGAGATAGTGTTTTACATTGTCGAAGACGGTGGTCTTCCCTCAAAGGGGAAGAAATGGCTCGATCCTACGATCATGCAGATGGTCAGCTCTGGTAGCGTTATTAAGAACAAGACGAAAGACGGTAGGATCGAGACTTTATTGACCGGTTCTGCTCACGGGACGCAACATGCGACCCACTTTTCTGCAAAGAACTCGCACAAGAAATTTGGTGTTCAGCGCTTCGAACCTCTCCCAACGAGGCTCATACGCACACCCCATGCCCACGACGACGACACCGATGTTGCCTTCTGGCGCGCTGACTGTGGTCAGCTGGCTCGAGCTAGTGGCTTGGGCTACCCCACTCTTGTCCCAGCCGATATGTGCTGCACGGACAATAATGCCTGGATCACTCCGGAAGGCCCTGGGAACATTCTTAACATCACTAGCATAGTCGATGATCAGATTGTCAAATCCCATGGCTACGCTCTTGAGCGCATTACGAACAATTGGAATCATGGAGCTCACTCCGCGACTACCGTTCCCGGCTCAAGTGGGGCAGGACTATATATTTCGAAAGACGCGAAATATTATTGGGCGGGTATCCATCTTGGATCTCGCCAGACTCTTAAGACCAACTATTTCGCGTTGGCCGAGGGTCTACAGCCTTATCTACGTGACCAGCTCTACGACAATGAGGAGCTCGACACCGAATACAACCCTGACGGTCTCATGATCACCATTCATGATACAGTCAGTAAGGTCCTTGCCGATATTCACGGCGTTAACCGTGAGTCCAAGCCCGGTAAGGGTGGCAGGATGTATAAGGCTGGTGGGTGGACCAGAGGTGACATAAAGGCTGCCAGAATTGCTAGAAGCAGATATGAAGCCGGCACAGACGGTGGTAGTTATGTGGACCATGAAGCTACCAGGTCTAGACTTGAGGCCATCCTTAGGTCTGCTTTGGCCCCTCCCACGCGTGAGGGCCTTGATGGTGTCCCTGACGAGACCCCTCTCCCTCCTTTTTCTGAATTCGACTTTTGTGTGTCGGAACTCGAGGGGTCGCTTACGG